TGGTGCTAGCTTCATCCAATGTTTTACCCTTGACCCACTCTGTGACAAGACTTGAACTAGCAATTGCCGACCCACACCCATATGTCTTAAATTTGGCATCTGTGATTAACCCCGTTTCTTTATTTACTTTAATTTGCAGTTTCATTACATCACCACAAGCCGGGGCACCAACCATTCCCGTACCCACATCTGTATCTTCTTTACCAAAACTACCCACATTGCGAGGGTTTTCATAATGATCTAAAACGGCTGCACTATAGGACATAATCGTCTCCTGTATTCTATTTAGTCTTGGTAATTTTCTTCTACTACAATCCAGCCTAATTTTAACAAATCTTCACGGATTTCATCTGTCACTGTACTTTCGGAAACATGTGCTTTCAAATCAAGGATTGTTTTCTTTTCATGTTCACTTAATGGTTTGCTTATATTGTTTAATTTTTCATCTATTTTATTTTCGTCAATTATACCACTACAATACCAATCTATATACTCACCGTCTTCACGCATATCAGCAATAATTCCACCTGCTCGTCTCCAACTACAACTCCATTTTTTCTCGGTTAGTATAGGCCATACATCATTACGGGTAAAATAATTATTGCACAATGCTGCGTATAAATGTTGTGCGTATATGTTATCACATTTGGCTTTCTCTGTGATCCATTCAGTTGTACGCAAGTCATACTCTAAGTTATCTTTACGCCATTCTGAATCTTCTGATAATGTTTTATCTTTCTCCTCAGATAAATTGTAATATTCTATCATCTGTAATGCATTTTCATCATGTGGATCTTTTTCTAATATTTCAACATACCGTTTAGTAGAAAATTCATGTTTATTGGGACTTCTGTTCATTCTTCACCTTCTGCTTGCTATAGAAAATATGATTACCAATTTTTGCTACTTGTTTATAAGGCCAAGCTGGATCAATATTAATTGAATGAAAGAACAAGGTTGTTTTTGGAACAACATCTTTGTATATACCCATCATTGTTTGAAATGCAACCATTTCGGCTTGCTTATAGCTTGCACTTGCTTTATTTAATTCGCCTTTTTCTTCACAAACCCAACTAAATTGACATACAATATTTTCATTGATTACTGTCTTTTGGTAAATTACTTTGCACGGAGTTTCAGCAAAACCATGATTAACACGATTCATTACTACATTTGCCACCGCAACTTGTCCAAGTATTGTTTCCCCACCAGCTTCATAGAAGATATTCTTTGCCATACATGCAACCTGTTTAAAATCAATTTTCTTTAGATTGGCAGTAAGTATAGGCATTTCAGCTAAAACGTGCGTAGGTGAAGGCATAGCTACGATTGTTAGAAACAACACGGCTATCATTATTATTTTGGTTTTGATTGTTAATAACATAATTTCCTTTCCGGTAGTATACTACAGTTTTAATGATTAACCAAATGATTTGGTTAGTTTACCCAGCAATCACAGTTACAAGTGATTACATTTTCTATAGCGTCTGCGATAGAAGGTGAAGAAGATAATAACACATCAGAAGTGTACAATGTATTTAGTTCCGGAGGAATTAGGTCAACATAAGGTGAACCAGCAAGACTTCCCGGCACAACCGGAGTACCAAAATTTACAGCTACCCCGTCTATAACATAATCAGTTGTTTGTATATCAAAGTTACCTTTGGGAGTTAAATATTTTCTCGAAATATTATCATTGCATATATCATTAGCATCTACTGGTTTATTTGGATATGCAGGTATTCCAGGGCTTTCAGGATTGGTTTGTCCTAAAGTGCCGTTTGCAATTAATTCACTAGATAAAGAATTTGATAGTACTTCGGGTATATTATTGTACATTGGTATTCCAACCAAACTTAACCTTGCTTGATTTCTATTTTCCCGTACTAATCCAATCAAGCTTTGTCCAGTCAGATTACAAGGGTTTGAAATTGCTTCTAAAGTTTGAGCAGACATATTTGGCTGAGTTTGCTTTGCGTAATTAGCAGCATTATCAACAAACCCATATGTTGTAGTTGGGTAACCGTATATAGCATTAGCAGGCAACCCGTTATTTCTTGCACGTTGTTCTATGTTTAATTGTGTAGCGGTAGAAGACCATAGTTGATTCAATTGCACTGCCTGAGTAGCATTTTTTGATAGAATAGATGCTATTTCAGTATTTGCTAAATCTATTTGTGTTTGTATTGCCGCATCTAGCCCGGGGTCAGACCCCTGTGTTGCAATGTATAAATTACTGTATATTGTGGATAATGCTGATGATTGTATCTGATTTATTAATGTATTAATTGTTATCAATGGATAGGGTAATCCTGACATACATCCAAAGAAATCAGAATACGTATATGTATTAAACGGGCCACTACCTAATGCTACTAACGCCAATGCTGCATTTGCTTGTGTTGAGTCTGTTGGAATATTAGCGGTGTTAATTAAGGTCAATCCTTGAGTAGTTTCAATGTTTGATACTACCTGTGCAAATTTTTCAATTGGGATATTTTTTATGTTTGTTATCTGTTGCATTGTTCTACTAAATGCATCGGCTGCAACTGCAACAGCATGCGGTAATATAACAAACAACCTAGAACCAAACCCATTTGGTAACGCTTGTGTTGCTAGTACAGGGGTTGTTAAATTAGAATTTAAACCAAAACCAGAATATATAGGATAATATGTTTTGCTATTAGTAGGTCCTGGATTAGCATTATATACAGGAACAGTCAATGTTTGATAACTATTAGGAAACATTTTTATTGGATTTAATAAATCTGCTAATGAGGTAAGACCCCGTGTTCTACAGTTTAATGAAATGTTAATCTCATCTAAATCAACCCCTACTATTATTAAAAATGCGCTATACACAAGTTGTTGCTGATGAGTAGTGACATTGTTATTTGCCGTGCATTGGTCTATTTCTTCAATAGTTAATCCAGTAGACAATAATGCAATACGCAACGATGGGGTAAGTGCATTTACATTTCGTAATGTTGCTAATAGATTTGAAGGAAGACCAAAACTACTTATTGTAGTTAAGTCTAGTGCTTTGCCTAAATAGATTAAGTCTTGCCCAAACACTCTAGTGGATAAACTAACCCCTGTAATATCACTAGAAATCAAATCATTCATATTACTATAAGTGCCGGCTAAAAATGTCAATGAGTTTTGCATAGTCATTATTGCATTGTTTGAATATGTAATAAACGAACCGGCAGTTTGATATGAACCCAAGAACGCTGAGTAATCAGTACCAAATTCAATATATGCTTGCCATGGGAATAATCTTACATAGCCATAACTAGAATTTTGCCCAGTGTAAGGGATATTGTAAGTTTCACTTCCTGAATAAGTTGAAGGAGGGCTATTCCCTAATGCAGGAATTGTTGTACTTCCAATTGCCTTTAAGTTATTGTATGTAGTTAATGTAATGTCACCTGCATTATATCTAACCCACCCTTGACGAATAGCGTTAGTTACATTGTTTAAAACGGTTGATGATATTATATTTCCATAAATATAATTACCAACAGAATTACTTGAGCCTACGTAATCTGCTGTGATAGTATTAATACTAATACCCTGATCTTGTAATAACCCGCTTAAAGTATTAACACCCAATGGGCTTTGTTTTGGTGTATCGCTCATGGATATACTAATTAATAAGTTGCAAAACCGATAGTATCATATCAAATGATTCTACTTATGGAACAAACACATCAGGACTGCCCTGTATGATACTATGTCCGCAAGAGTTACCTGAACCTACTCTGAGTACCGGACTTCCTTCAGCAAATACTGTAGGACTGCCGTCTGTTGTAGTAGCCGCATCATGCGGGCTGTCCCAAGGAAAATGCGGTGTTATTTGACTAACATGTAAGCCAACAGCAATACCATTACAAAAAACCGTAGAGGCTCCGCGTATAATTGCACCACCCGGTTGATCTGTATCACCTTTTCTGCTTAATGCTGCCATCTTACCCCATTACAATTTTCTTATCCGGTAACTTAATACCGGTTGTTGCTTCAATATACTTATCTTTGATATTATCATCTGTATTAGCATAAAAAGTAATTGCATTAGTATTTAGTGTTACCTTTCCACGTGGTTCTGCGGTAAACATACTAGGAATCATTTGCATTCCTTGTTGACTTGGCGCAATTGATACCGGGTCAGTAATAATTAAATTATCTCTAGTTATTTCAATAACTTTGGTAATTACTTCCTCACCCGAATTAAGCTTAATTGTGTAAATTTTTCCTGCTTCCATTAAATGCTTTCTGTTAGTTTTTTCTTGAGTTCTGTAAACCCACCCACAAGTTCTCCATCTAAGAATATTTGTGGAACTGTACGAGCAGTTGGTACTGCTTCTAGTAATTCTTCTTTTGTATAACCGTCACCGATTTTCTTTTCTTCAAACATTATCCCTTTGCTCTTTAACAAGGCTTTTGCCTGGTCG